TAGACTCTAATATAGACTCTGCAGATACGCTAGTACATATACTCTGTTCTTGTGCGAGATATCTACCGCCATCTTGTATAGTAGCATTATCAAACATTTTTTGATGTAGATGTATGAACTTCCTAGTTAAGGTGTAGTCATTTAATTCCCAAGTAATAACCTTTTCTGCTTCTTCGTTGTATGGCCATAGAGTCGTATTAGAACTATTGTTTTTTACAACATCTCCGCTACTATATAATATATGGTACTTCATACTGTATTTATTAAAGTCAAAAAGAAGGCCCCGTAAGGAGCCTCCAAAACTTTGAAAGTTTAGTTATCTTCTGCAAGGGACTTGAAGTAAGATAACGTATCATCCTCATCTGAATCTGTAGACTCAGGAGCTGATACTGCTGGTGCTGCTTGGACGCTTTTCACTTTTTCCATAAAATGGTCGTCATCTGCATCATTAGTAGTAGCTGATATAGACTCTGCTGTTGGAGCTGTCTGGCCTTTTAGGACTAAGTCCAATTTAGCTTTTAACTCCTCATAAGATTTAAATTGGTCTGGAGCTACAACACCCGATAAGGAATGTTGTGTTTGCCATAGACCTTCAATTTTAGCATCATCATCTGCTACCGGGCTTGGGGAATCAAATTCACTTTTATCATAATTACGATATCCTTCTACCTGTCTAATTTTTAACTTGAAGTTAGCGCCTTCCCAGAAATCAAAAGGATTAACTGGATTTTCGTCTTCAAATTGAGGCTGCATAACATCTTTAATTTTGTCAAAGATCTTTTTACCAAACTTGTAAAGGAATACTTGTCCTTCATTAGCTGGGTTTCCTTTATCTTCAACGACTAGGATGTTAGCATAATAATTTAAGCGTCTCTTCTGTTTACGAGCTATTTCTTTGTTAGCTTCAACACCAGAATTCCAAAGTTCAGAGTTTAATTCTGAAACTGGATCTTGTTTGTTGAGTGTAGTGAGAGAGTTCTCGATATACCATTTTCCACCAGGGCCTTGGAAGCCATGATTGAAAACTCTAACCCATGGCATATCTTCGCCTTGTGGTGCAGGCAAAAACCGAACGACGGCATAACCGTTTCCTGCTTTGTCTACTGTGGGTTTCCATTCCCGTTCATCTTTCTGAAAGTTAGATTTAGGGTTTGCTATTTTTTCGACTTCTTTCATCAAGTTATCGAATTTGCCTCGTTGATTACGAAGCTCTGAAAGTGTATTAAACGACATATATATTCTCCTGTATTGCGTTGTGTTTACGTTTTATTACGTTTTATTTTACGATGTATTAGAACTACTTCTAGTCCTAGCAATTATATTTATAAGATCTAGATGCTTTAGATGTATGTTTTTGGTATTTTTACCTATAAAAGGTGTATACTTGTTTACCAATAAACATGTGTCTTTTAGTATAAGATCGTCTTTAAAGTCATTAACAAAGTTCAATTCTTTATTTAATATAACCACCGTCTCCAATGTTATTTGTTTACCAAGTAACATTTTAAATATTAAAGGGTGTCCAGTAGCTACTGTAGCGTCTTCAATATTATCCTTTTCCATTCTTAGTTGAATGGAATTAAGATCCTGTTCAAATGTATATGCTATTTTTTGTTTATTAGCATTCCATTTTTTGTATGTTTCCATTGACTCTGTGTCAAACATTCCTCCCCACCTATCACCACTTACAAAGTTAGCAACAAGTATATCAATGATAGTTTGTCTTGTGAAGTCCCTGGCAAGTTTGCGTAGAACTAAAAGGTCTTTTCGTTTTAAGAATGTTTCCTTTTTACCTTTGGCTGCAAACTTGTGTTTCGTAACGTCATAAGACTCAGTTGTAAAGTGCAACTTTAAAGCTAAGTAAATCTTATAAACGTCAAAGGGTTCCATTATAAAGGTAGTGTTGCCTTTCTTTTTTCCTTAAGTAAATTTAAATCCAAAGCTTCTTCTTTAATTTTAGCTTTTAGATTTGAAGTTAAAAACTTCCCTATACTTTCTATCTCTATTTCCCGCTTAATACAATAGTCTACTATCATATCCATACAGCCAGAGTTCGTGTTAAAAGACATTCTCTCGATATGTTGTGAAAACTCTGTAGAGGTGTGAAACTCTTTTGTTACTAAAAATATATCTGATATTTTTTCTTTTGTCATTTCTATCGTGTTATCCACTACTATTCTAGGCATCACGTTCATTCTCCTTAACCCATTGTTTAATATAATCATGTACATCATTAGGGCATTCTATATAAGGTTCCTGGCACAAGGTTTTTTGTGCTTCCCCCTGTCTATCAAATGAATGTACAACATGGTGATCAAATGCATCTGCAATAGATGTAATTGTTTTGGGATCACCTTTCCCGAAATGCGCTGTCGATGGTAACTGTGGATCTGCCAATAGTTGTAATAACCCTTGAACCACATCATCAACATGCGTAAAGTCTCTTTCTTTGTTTCCTGTTCCAAAAACAGTTAACGGATTACCTGCTAAATAATCCTTTTTAAATTTCCTAACGACAGTACTATGTTCTCCATAGTCAGCCTCGCCAGGTCCGTAAACATTATAAAAGAACATGAGAACATAATCTAATGAATACAAATTTCTATATAAACCTAATGTTTCCTCACACACAATTTTACTGAATGTATAAGGGTTGCCTCTAGACTCGTTGTATTGTGTACTAGACGATGTCGCAAAGAACAATTTAATATTAAATATCCTAGCCCAGTCGGCTACCGCACATGTAGTTCCAATATTATTAACAATAGTGTCTGTAGGATATTCTAAAGAACGTCTTACTCGAGGACTATTTGCTAAATGAAATATTGCTACAGGTGGTTCTATTTGAGCTTTATGAGGATTAAAAGTCTTAACATCTGCTTTCCAATATTCAACATAGTCATGCTTGTAAAATACATCGCCTGCTCTGTTGTCATCTATAACAGTAACGGCGAATCCATTATCCAATAGCCTTCTGGTTAAGTGGCTTCCTATAAAACCACAACCGCCCGTAACTATTATATTAGGTTTATCTGTTAACATGTGCTTATTATACGACCGTTGAATGCTTTAGTCAACATCTTTATAGAAGATATGGTTATCTATCTTTATGGTTTTATTATATACCATAGACCATTTAGGTTTTACTTTTGGACTGTGGTACCACAACGATCCCTCAGTAAAATCTTCGGTTTCGTATGTATACATGACTTCGGCTATTAATAGTATTTCTTTATAACAGTCTTCGTCTCCAATGGTGTCTGGTTTGCCATCACAGTACCAACTGAATTGGCATGAATGTAAATCTATATTCCCGCTGGGATAATATTTGGTTTGCTTTACAACACCACATATTGAGTCAGGAAATCTTCTATCATTAACTCTATTAATGGTTACTAGAGCCACAGCCATTCTTCCTGCTGTAGATTCACTTCTGGCTTCATGATAAATGTTCTGTGCTAAACATTCTATCTCTCTCTCATCCGCATTTACTTCTTGCGCTGTCATCATAACAAAAAATAATATTGGTAATGTTATCCATAGTTTATTCATGGTTCCTCCTTTATTAGTCTGCGTCGTCAGGTACTACTTTATCCTTCTTTCGATTGTACTTAGTTTTATCCGGTACTACGGTGGCCTTGTTAAACAATTTCGCATAACGGGCTACAGGATTTCTAATCTTAGTTAGTTTCTTTTTACGCATAATAGTATTTATTATACAATCGTTAGGGGTATTTGTAAAGAGCCCAGAGTACCGTAATCACAAAAACGGCACCCGAGGGTGCCATTCCGATCTATGAGTCTAGATTAACTGGTATAATTATAAAAGGTTATGAGAGTAAAACTAACACCAATCATTGGCATTAATAATACTAACAGTCTTCCATAATACATGTACTTGGTAAGAGCTTTCATTAGAAACCTCCGACGTATGTACCGTAAATTATTCCTATGGGCAAAAGTAACGGAGCAATCATTATCGCTACTAATTGAATCGCATCACAAAGAAAACAAACTTTCTCGTTTTCTTTTAGTCTTTCAACATTGGTTCCTATGAGCTTCGCTACTTCACCGAATGTAGCTGTGGTCATTGTAAACCTCTCCTTCTTTATATTACTGAAATTTATATCATTACATAAGTTACACTTATATAACACTTATATTTATACACACCCACTCTATTAATAGAAATGTTTCTGTATATAATTGGTATTTATCAGGTAAATAGTGTATAAGACAAACCCCACAAAGTGGGGCTCGTCCGTTTTGATTAAGCTAGTCTTCTTTAAGTTTCGCTGTAGGGAAATCAGGTTCTTCGATCTTAGGCTGAATCTCATCAGTCTCCTGATCTATTCTATCGGCTGCTGTTTGAACAACACCCACACCTGTCTCAACAACAAAAGTACCTGTATCAACTACATCTTCTGTTATTGCTGTCGCCATAGTAGCTGCTGAAGATACTGTTGTGTCAACTACTGTTGCTACAACATTTTTAACTGTATCTACACCTGTACTAATGCTGGCGCATCCTACTGTGAAAATTAAGAATAAAGCGCTTATTATTGCTTTCATCTTTTTTATTTACCATGGACTGTATGTCCAGTATGGGAGTCTCTCCAAAGACTCCACTAATATTTATACAAACTGTCCTTCCGTTTCTATTTTCTAAAAAGTGTTTCTGCTCTACAAACGTCCGCACTTCTACAGTTTCTAATATTTTGCTCCCATACTACTTGTTCAGGCATCCAATCGAACTTATGTTGTCCATTGTAGCCTGAAGTTGACGGCTCAGTTATAACAATAATACTAATCACTAGCAATATTAATATTTGCATCTCTTTTCTCTTTTAGTTTAATGTAGCCTTTTTCATCTAAGTGTGTGATAGCTAACCAGGCGTGCGTCATTTCGTCACCTGTTCTACTACCACCCATTACCCACATATCTGGATCTGGATTATTTGGGTTTTCTGCTGTGTTGTCATACCATTGCTTTAGAACAATAACTGCTCCTGCTGGCAATAGTGGTGCAACGTCTGGTTCATACAAATGACTGTGATGCCATGTTGCACTCCAATTACTTACTTGGCTAATCTGCTCTGTGCGTCCTGTCTCTGGATAGAATATTTCCAAACTTGCTGCGTTCATACGCAAGTGTCCATGTGGTTGGAAACTATCTAGTCTAACTGGATGATCAAAACTGTGAAAGCCTTGTGTCATGTAATAGCCGTTGGGTGGTATAGTTATATCGTCCTGATCTCCTAGGCGATACAAACTCAAGTCTTGTTTGTATTTCAGTTGTTCGCTTTCCTCTTCGGTGTATAACCAAAGCCCAATCTCTACCACGTTGTCTTTGATAACTGATCCTGGTGCCATTGCTCCAAGTCCACCTGGGAACATATGAATGTCCCATGCCACTTCTGCGTTTGCTGGGATAGTTCTGCATACTCCTTCTGGAACTATCTCTCCCCACTTTCCCATAGCATATTCTGTAAGCATACCTTCTCTGCCTCCCTCAGTAATAATGCTGGAGTTAGCGTGATGTACTACTGACTTCGCATTGCCACGTGGTTTAACTTGTACTGCTTTAATACATCGGTCCTCGGCTAGCCCTGTTGGAACATTGTGTTTGTGCCATAAGTCGTTGCCGCTTGCAGGTATGTCTATTGGAGTTGAAGCAATGATAGTATCTGGAGAACCAAAGTCAACTTCAAAACTCCATGCTTCTGTGTCAGCAAGTATTGGAGGTTGTATAACTATGTCTTGATCACCATATGATGATCCATTGTCTACCCACTCTACGATAGTGTCAATATCTTCTTGAGATAAACGCCAATCGCCTTGTAAGTCTTGTATGCCAATACCGTGATCGTAGGCATATGGAGGCATCTCTCTTGTCATTACTTTATAACTTATAAGAGGAGCCCATGGTCTAACTTGTTCATACGTTTCAAAACTCATTGGTCCTATGCCACCTGCTCTATGACATACTACACAATTGCTATTAATAATATCTGCAACGCCTGAGACATAATCTGTCGCCCACGTTGATGTAGATACGGTGGCTAAAAGCGCCACGGCTATATACTTGTACATGTGTTTTCCTTTGGATTGCGTATCAATTACGAGCGAATGCTCTGATACTAATATAACCTTATGCTATATTCTTACTTATATTTATACAAATTGGCCTGCCCGATAGGAGTCGAACCTATAACCTACAGCTTAGAAGGCTGTTGCTCTATCCAGTTGAGCTACGGGCAGATTGTTTCTGCTGTCTTAACTTCTTGTTGTGTAGTTGTTTGTTCTTCTTTTTTTCTTTACGGGATAAAGAATCAACTGTTTTGATTTTGGTTTTCGTACGCATCTCTAGTCTCAATTAACTGTGGTACAAAATCATCTCTCTTTTCAACCCATATTGCTGGGTCTTCGTCTTCTTGTGCCATTAAGATTACAGTTTGATCTACAGGGATACCTGTTCTTTCCTCAAACATAATGGCGTAGGCAGAACACTGCATAAAATAATTATAGCATTGTGATCTAGTTTTTCTCTTTTTGGAAGTTTTAAAGTCTATTACAGATAACTTTCCTTTGTATTCTGCAATACAATCTACTTGTCCTCCCAGTCTTAAATGATCTGAGTA